ATACTCCAAACCAACCGACATATAAACGGTTATTTGTAGATGTAACCCACTCACAAAACTCAGGCCAGCCTGTCAAGGAACTTTGTTCCCTGACTTCTATAGCAGTAGCCATTTTAATAATATAAGGACGTTTGTTAGCCTTTCAACAAAAGGCTTAACATAACTATACAATTAACAATTCTAATCAGCTGGAGCTACACCATTTGCAAACCCAGACCACGCCAAGCCTATTGCTTCTATCGTTGATGTTTCTGTTGCTTTGTAAGGTAAATGTACAACATCTCCTGCGTGATAAGTAGCTGGTTGTCCACTAATTTGTACCTCACTATCTCCAAACTTTCTTACATTTCTTTGTTCTTCAGAATAAATAAAATTCGTATCAACAATATCACCAAATTTAGGTTCAGTCATGTTGTAGGAGTTCCTCCTTGTGCTGGTGTATATGCTCTTCCAGCTTTATCATACATAGTAAAGTTTTGTAGTTTTACAAAAGTAGAAGGAATATTAAATAACTTTTGCATCATCTGAATCATCATTGGTGATTGACAGTTGAAAGGAGGAATATCCATATAAGACAATCCATATCTATTAATATTGGCAGCAGCTCCTTGTTGATCTTTTTCAACTTTATCTACAAGATTTTGTTCCCATTCAACAATGTCTCTAATTTCAACAGGAATATCAGATGGTTCAGGAGGGAAAACTCCTTCTTCATATTTCATAGAATAAATATGTTTGCAATATCTAAACTCATCAAGAGTAGGACTCCATCTGTCAGTCAAAGATGTAATAACATTATCTTTTGCTTTGTAGTCCTCAAAGTCAGGTAAGCCTTCAGATCTTGCACCTGGAAGAGAAGGATCAGCTCCACTTCTTAGATATACTCCACCAAAGTCGCTAAATACACCTGGGTTATCTCTAGTTGCTCCAATTTTTGTACTACTTGTTGCAGCTGTAGTTGGAGGTATTTCATATTCAACAGTAGGTGCAACAATTTCTAATTGCCTATTAGTTAAAGCATTAGTCATTGCTTGGTTAGCAACTTTACCTGCTTCAGTCATAACTTCGTAACGTCCAGGTTTTAATGTTGCTACTCCTGTTTTTGGAAATCTTGGACCTGACCTTTGACCCAAGGATGATACATAAGCATATTGACGACGAGTAAAATCCTGACAAGTGCAGTAATACCGAGTACCTGTCATGAAATAACGACCCACATTTGGAGGTCTAGTTGCTGGTGTAACTAATACTTGGTCAGGAGTTGCTTCTACAGAACCACGTTTTCTAAGTTTTAATAATCCTGTATTTTGATTCACATCAACTAATACAGCTTGTACGTAGCCATATCGAGTTTGTGTGTTTGGGTTAATTGTTCCTCTATTAATTGGAACTCCTTCGGGTTCAATAATTCGATCTTCTATTACCTCACCATTTGTAGGTTTAATACCATCAGTACCAGCAATAGGAATAAATAAAGGTGCTGGTATTTGATTTGTTGAACTCCATGTTCCCGCTAACTGTACATACCAAAATTCATTATCTTCTGTTACTGAAGCTATGGATGCAGCAGTTCCACCACTATCTTTGACATTATCAAAGCGAAGACTACCTGCTACACGTACACCTGCCCAATGACAACCTAGTTCTTTATTCTTAGTAGGAAAACCTCTAAATACACCTGGAATAGCAGGAGCGTTTCCAGAGGCTCCAGGAACGCCTGTAGGAAGTGGAATACGATACTTAAAGGGATAATCAAATGAGTTGTGATATAACGACGCTGTAGCTAATTCAAAGCCTCTTCTCCATCTTGCCCAACAGGATTCTCTATTAACTGTATATAAAGACTCAGGACTACTTCCTCCAAATTCGTTTGTTATCGGTTTAAATTTATAAGCATCTCCTTTATATTTTTTATCAAAAGCTGCAAAGCTTCCGAATCCACTAGCCATTAGAATAATCCACCATATCCTGCTAAACCTCTTCGACTATAGGCATCAAGAACTCTAGGATCTTTCCATCCTTCTACTACACCTTGTCCCATTGTTTTTTTCATTAATTGATCTCCAACAATTAATGGATAACCAGCAGGGCCAGCCATTGTGCCTCCTATATTTATTAGTGATTGTTGAACCGCATCTATATCTCCTTCAAAAGCTTTACCAAGAAGATCACGATTATGATAGGCCACACCAGCCTTTGGAATTAAAGCAGAAAGAGCATTACCTAAAAATTGTTGGGGAGTTATTTTAGGTTTACTTCCTATAGATATTCCTTTTCCAGCTTTATCCCATGTTGAAGTATTGCTTGGGATGGCACCTGGAAATACTTCCATTAGAAGAATCCACCTTGAGCAGTTATGTTTGCACCAGCAGCATAACCAGCTGAATTATTTCCTTCTGCATAAACACCAACATATAAACGATCACCACGTTCTAAATAAATACCTCTGTTTCTTACAGGTAATCCTGCTCTTGTATCTCCAGTAGATGAAGCATATGAAGAATGAATACCTGGAGTAGCAAGATGTGGCATTACATCTGAGCAATCACAAACAGCAGTTTCAGCAGGTACTGTTTTAGAGAAAAGAATGTTGTAATCACCAGATGCAGGAATAGGTGTTGTAGTTCCTCTTGTTTGATAGAAAACAAAAGTTACTTCAGGTTGTTTACCACGTACAAGACCTAAATCTGTATAGCCAGTTGTTGTAGCTGTATTAGTAAAGTCAAAAGCACTAATTAAACCTGTTACAGGAGTTGATCCAATAAATTTGTAATATTTATTACCTGCGTTTTTAACAGCTGTTACTGCAGATTGCTGAGAATCTTTAGCATAAATAATTTGTCCACTAATAAAAGAAGAAGCTGTTCCTGATGTGGTGGAATCTAATACGTAATCATTACCTCTATACTTATCATTTCTAGTAATTTGTATTGAATCAATTACTCCTCCATTATTATTATCTTCACTTAAAGCTGCGTCCATATCAACAAGGATAGAAGGAGCTTGTCCACCTTGAACAAATAAAGTATTACTTGATTCTTGACCAACTGTCTGAGTCGTTACTCTAACTGAATCAAATAGTGGACGATCAACTAATAGAGGTTGTTTATTAGTAGAGGTTGATGACACGTTTATTCACACTAATTTTCTTTAATTATAGGCTCTGTTAATGTTTTCTTATAAATTCTTGTTCTGCATCTCTTCCTTCTTTAAGTATATGTTTCTTTTCTGCTATTTCTCTTTTAGTTAATTGATCTTTTAAAACACTACCCCATTGACCTTGACCTGCTAATTGAATTAAAGGCATCTTTATACTCCTAACTTGTCTTGTGCTAATAAGAAATCAGGTGAATTCTTAGCAATAATTTGATTAAATAATAATTCTGGATTTCTTTGTAAATTTAAAAAATCTTGAAAACTAGCATCAGTACCTTTTTCTCCTTGAAATAAAGAAGAATAACCTTTATCCATCGCCCAAGTTGGTCCCATAACTTATCTCCAGTTTTCTGCTAAAACCATTCGAGAACCTACAGCTGTATCTGCTGGTCCTGGTAATGCTTGAATAAATTCTGCTCCAGATCTGTCGTATCTATATCTAGCTTGTTGAGGATCTTTAAAGTTAGGTACATACAAAATACCTGCAAGACGATTAGTTTCATACAGATAAATATCATCCCAAACTTTTAAAGCTTCTTGAGCATTACTAGATTTAATTGTTCTATCAACGTCACCAGCAATACTTTCTAATCGTGTTGATGGAGAAGTTGCTACTTCAGTTTTCTTTTCAGCGGTATCACAACGACCTAATTGAACTGCAATCTTGTCATAGAAAAAAGAATCGGGAACTGTATTCATTGCTTCTTCTAATCTGGCATAATCACCAGCTGGAACAGAAACAGTGAAATAACCCAGGTGATACCTGACCCTACTTTTATCGAAGTCAGATAATTGCACAATAAAAATACTTATTAATTAAAATTATACTCGGATTAAATCAGCAGCAAAAACAGAATCCCAATCTACTCTTTTTATTTGTTTTAATTGTTCCAAATTTGCAAATTTTTCACCTGATAGTGACATTTGAAGATCTTTGATTTCACGAGCAGTTTTAAGTCCTATTCCTTTAATATGATCAGCAATCATTTGTGCTGTAGCTCCATTTATATTTAATCTTGTTTCTGGAGGAAAATCACGAGGTTCTTCTTTGGAAGCCTTATCTTTTATTTGTAATGTCTTTACTTTCTTAGTTCCTTCAGGATCAGTTTCTAACTCATGTTTATAAGCATAAAAAGTGCGACTGTCCTGGTCTTCCACCATGAAACAGTCGCCATTGTCTAATTCACTTATGATTTTAACTCTTGCACCCGTTTTTTTATGCTTAAAAAGTGTAGTCATTAGGACCAGAATGTTACTTTCTGATCCTAGTTTAACTCAGAATTTAAGAAACAGTACGGTTAGTAAGGTACTGTTCAATGTCGGCATATCCAGGAGCTGCGTCTTGTTGCATATAGCAAACTTCAACAACGATATATCCTTTCTTACCAGCATCAGCATCAGCATCTGATAGATAAACTCCATCTACAGCTGAAGTAGCATTAGCACCATCTTTGGTGAATACTTTCCAGGTTGTGTCTGCTACTGCTTTGTATGTAGTGGTATCAGGTTTTAATGCACCACCAGCGTTCAAACCACTTGCGTAGTAGATAGGAGCTGTACTTACATTTTCTGTTCCACCAGCAAAGAAGATAGCGTTTGCACCACCATCACCAGTTCCATCAACAGTAGAAGCAATGTTTGCCTGAGCACATGCTTCTGCAATCAATGTATTGTTTGTTGGGTTTCCACCGTTGCTACGTCCGAAGGAAATAACGTTTCCAGTATCTGTATAAACACCAGATGCAACACGTCCATCATCCCAACCAGATGCTACAGAAGCAGCAGCACGATAAACAAAAGCAGGGCTACCAGCAGAAGCTGAAACTACCATGCCTGTGATGTCTGTACGTGTATCGTCGTTTCTGTATGGTGAAGGGACAATTACATCAGCTGCATTCCACTTAGCACCAACTTTACCAGTAACTTCGGCATAACCACGTTGTTGGAAATACTTCCATCCTGGTAAAGCTAGAACAGCAGTAGGACCACCAGCAGATGAATCGTTTGTGCTGTTATCAGTTGTGTCTATATTTTTATACCAACCGTTTAGAGGCTCTGACCAGTTTCCTGGAAAGATTTTTTTAGAAGACAAATAGGCCATTTATTTCTCCAAAATTGTATCGTTAATTATCAAATAAGCAGTGAATTTAAGCGTCAGGAACGAAGCTAAATCCTGTAGTTACGAAATCTTTATTAAGGATCTCAAACCCAGCGTACAACTGCCATATCAAAATAATAAATCTCGAAAAATCATCATTATTATTAATTAATACTTGTGCATTAGGTCCACCAATTCCAACACCAATTGCTTGAGGTCCGAAGAAGTATCCTTGAGCAACTTCTCTTGAAGCATATGCACCACCACCGTTATAGGAAGAAGTAATACTCTTAGTTGGGAAGTTTGTAGACTCGAAGAATTTAACACCTTCAAACTGTACACCTGTTGGC